TAGCTATTGGTATCCACCGTAGTCCTTTTGGGAAAATCCCTCCTATTAAACAAGTCCTTTACCATACAAACCCCTCAGGACTTATCAATAAAGTTGATGAACGGGATAAGTTAGCTATGACTCTTATAGATTGGAGGAGGCTTCAAGATAACGCTGATACCGTTGTGACTACGGAGATATCTCTTCTTCGGCGTTTAACACAAGACCCGAAGCTCTTCCGCACCTTTGAGGAAGGTGGCAACCTCTTTATGAACGTGAAGAGGATGCCTGGTCGTCCCCTCCTTCCAACGCCTGCGGATATTCTTAAACGAGGTTCTCCTCTCTGGAAGGAGGGAGTAAACGTTGGAGTACAAAAGGTCTCACGGGGGAGTATAGCAGTCGAGACGTATGACAAGGTGATACAGAAAGTCCTTCGGTCAACAGATGAGGGACTGGACAAACTCATTCAGCAGGCGTCCAAGTATGCTAAAGACTATCCAGGGCTGGAGTACCCAGGGAAGAAGTTTACAGCTAGTAGGAAGCTCTGGAAACTGAACAAACAAGCCGCCCTTAGTGAGAAGCGTCGAAGAGCAATAACTCCTCCTTCCCCTGTTACACCCAAAGTGACAGGCCCCTGGATTTATCATAGGACAAACATGGCGCAGCTACCAGGAATACGGGAAGGGGGCTTTAAGCGAGGAGAATTTCTAGGGTTGCGAGCTTTCAAGAAGTCAGATTTTCCAGGGGATGTGAATCTGCGGATACAACAGGGGCATCTTCCAGCGTTTAGAGAGACAGGACTCCCTATAGCCCCAGAACACCTGGAAATATTTGTTGATGCAGCAGGAAAACCTCTGCCCTTAATGAGGCCAGGAGGTACATGGAAGCCGTTAGTTGACCCTCTGGGTGGGTACAGGGCTAAGGTTAGGGGCATGGAGGCAGAGAAGGTGCCTTTCCAAGATGTTATAGAGCGGTATGGGGACTTCCAGCTTAGTACCGAGCAGCGAGCAGCTATTAAGATAGCTGATGATCTTATAGACGGCTACTTTACCGAGGTACAGAAGAGTCTTGTTGAGGGAGCCGTAGCCAAAGCTGTTGGGGTACGAGCCAAGGAACTAGCCCGTCGTGCAGCAGAAAAGAAATGGGCTCGTGAACTGACACAGTTTGGAAAGCACGAACATTATTTCCCTCGTTTTGTGAAGATGATAGGAGAGATAGCAAATAGGAAGTCCGCTACTGGAGGAAGGGCTATAGGAGCTAAGCCTGGAGTTTTGGCTAGCTCTCGTCTGCACGATATGGCGGAGGAGGCTATTAACAACGGCACGGTCTATATGGGGGCAGGGTCTAGAGACCCTCTAGGAGACATCGTAGAAACCTACATGAAGGGAGCTATGAAGGTTATCACGGATGCAAGGCTTGCTGACAACATAAGGGCTATGGGAAGCACCCTTAACCAACGGGTAGGGGCGGAACTCCTAGAGAGGGTAAGGACTACCCAAGCCGCTAGCCAAGTCTTAGCAGGTAAAAGGGGTCAGGGAGGCCTTATCCGTGCTCTGGTAAAGGTAGCTCGGAACCCTAAGCACATAAAGCTAACTGCTTCAGAGACGGCTCAGCTAAAGCGTATCCATCCTCAGTGGGGGACAGACTATATCACATTTAGACGGCTTCAAAATGTCGAGAGGAAGAAGGCTGCGATAGATGCCCTTGTACTGGGGGTAAAAGAAGAAGGGAGGCGGCGTAGAGCAGAAGCTGCTCTTGCAAGGTTTGCTGCAAAGACAGCGAGGCAAGAAGAGAAGGTTCGTTTAGATTTGGGGAAGGTATGGGAACCCGCTTTTTCTGGGTACCTCTTCCCTAGAGAAGTTGCTGACTACCTTGGGAAGGCACTCCGAGAGGATACAGGTGTCTTTGAGTCTGCCCTGCGGGGTGGTGGGGCTCTGCCTGGGATATCTGATATTTCGTCTATGTCTCGTTTAGGGACGTTGACCTTAGACCAGGGAGCAAGCCTCCTCCAAGGGGCTCTGCTGCTAGCAAATGCTCCTGTGGCTTGGGTTAAGGCAGCTAGCAAGTCCTTCTTATCCCTCATTGATCCTGCTCAGAGACAGGCATACCTAGGCAGTGATGATGTCCAACGTCTTTTCCATTTCTATGGTAGGCGTCTCCACATGGGCTCCCCTGAGTTTATGGAGGCTGTTCAACCTGGGGGGTATGTAGCCCGTACACTTCCCAAGGTTCCAGGTGGAACGACCCTCTTCCGTCAGGTTTTTGGACGCTTCTCAGCCTCTTACGAGATGTTCTTTGATGTAGCCCGTATGGAGATGGGGCAGGCCTATCTCCCAGCCATACAGAAGGGAGCAGCTTCCGTAGATGATGTAGCCCAGCACATTAACAAGATGACAGGGGTTATCTCTACTAAGAGGCTAGGAGTCTCGGCAACCCAACGTGAGGTAGAGTCCGTAGCCTTCTTCCTAGCTCCTCGTTGGACAAGGGCTATGACAGGGCTAATGGCCCAGTCAGTCCAAGGGGGCTGGCAAGGAGCAGAATCCCGTCGGGCCTTTGGTAAGTTCTTTGTGGGGACGGTAGCTGCCTATATAGCGGTATGCACAGCCCTCAACAAGCCTATCCACCTCGACCCCCGTAGTAGAGATCAAGGAGGGGATGGGGCTGACTTTATGATGCTTGAGGTAGACGGGCATCATCTTGGTCTTGGGGGTAAGGCCTACTCTATTGTAAGGACTGTGGTACGAGCAGGAGCCTCCGACGACCCAGAGGAAGCGGCAGGTCATATAAGTCGATGGTTCAGGGGTAGTGCAGCCCCTCTTACCTCTGCTGTTCTGGATGTAGTCCCTATCCCAGGAATAGCTCCTGGTAGAGAGACTTTTATCGGGGAACCTGTAAAGACCCCACTCCAGTTCTTTCGGCATGAAATAGAGGGTCGTCTTCTCCCCTTCTGGTTGGAGGCCCGTATCGCTGATGACCCCCCAGCAGGCTGGATAGGGATGGCAGGTGACTTTTTTGGCCTCCGTAGCTGGCCCAAACAGCGTCGAGAGTATAGGGACGAGCTTCGAGATGAGTTGGCTGCTCTTATACCCTTGTCCCAGCTAGCCCCAGACCAGCGTAAGGAGGCTGAGGAGACGGGCCTTACCTGGGATGTACTCTCCTACCGCCAGAAACAACGGATTACCCAGGGGGAAACAGGTATCCAAGCTATTGATACCAGGCAGGCTGAGCTTGAGAAATGGCAGAAGCTCACGACGGCCCAGCAGCAAGAGCGGGGAGACATTGACCTCAATACCTTCTTCCGTGAAGGGGACACGGCCCGTGCCTTCTGGGAAACACACGCAGGACACGCTGCTTTTGGGTCGGTAATAGGCAGGCGTTCCCCTGCTAAGTTCTTAAAGACAATGCAAGATATTAACACCATATACGGTACGATGATCTCTGATCTCTACCAAGTAGATGGGGATCATGCGGAAGCCCTTACTAAGCTACAGGAGATGACCGAGGGAAAGGAGTTCGTACCTCTAGAAGATGTTGCTAGGGCAGAATACATTGCTACGGTTATCGCTAACCCTGATTTGGAAGACGCCTTTGGGGACTTCCTGCCAGAACGAGCTAAGGAACACCTCGCAGCAATGGTAAGCAAGTACGGCCAGGACACAGTGAACAACATTGAGGCATCCTTCCGTGCCAACAAGGAGGTTCCCCCACTTTGGCACCAGTGGCACGATGACAAAAGCCTTTTGGAACGCTATTGGAACGCTCAGGAGAGGTACCTTCTACAGAACCCTGAGACCAATACAATATGGAGGGCTCTCCAGGCGGCTACCCGTAGAGGGAAGGTTGATACTATAGAGAGGCTAAAGAAGCATCCTCGTATAATAAAAATGAGGCGTACCCTAACTAGGGTTAGGCAGCAGCTTCGAGACACAGACCCTGAGGTAGATGCAGCCCTCTACTTTTGGGGTAAGGCGACAAGACTCCGTACCCTAGAGGCCCGTATCCTCCTTGAAGAGAGGCGGAGACGTTTGTTATAATAGAGTTAAAGCTTAGAGGTTGTTTGTCTTCCTCACCCATATCTCTCCCTTCCCCCAAGGCCCCCTGAACTAGCCCCTCAGGGGGTCTTTGTTTGTCCCTACCAGTGTGCTAGGCTACTAGCGTCCCTATTGACAACCCTACTAGCTATTCTCTACTCTCCTACTAGAGTTCTTCAGGGAGGTAAGATGGCAGAAGACACTAAGGCAGGCCCAGCAACCGAGCAGACAGGCTCCAGCAGCGACTCTAAGTCTAGGCGTAGTAGGCCTACTAACCAGGAAGCCCTGCTAGAGACTACTAGGAAGACCGAAGCCTTAGAGACAGAGCTAAAGGTAACCCGAAAGCTTTTAGGTCAAAGGGATGCTACCATAGGAGACCTTCGTAGCCAGATAGGAAACGTTAAGAGGGACATAGAGGAGCTAAGAAATACCTCTAAAGATGCTGATCTCTACGGAGACGATGAGGAGGCTAAAGCTAATGCCAGAAAGGTCAGAGAGGCCCTACGGCAGGCAGAGGAAACCTCCGACAAACTTCTCTCTCGTGAGTTAGCGGTGACAGCCAAGGAGTTAGCCCAGTCAATGGGAGTGCCAGAAGCAGAGTTTGTAGGCCTAGACGACCCTAAGGATATGCGCCTGAAGGCCTATGAGTGGAAGATGGAGCAGGGACGTACAAACGATGACCTTCCAACAGCCCCCCAAGATTCCATTAACCCCCCGACAACTGTTGGCCCTCCTCCTACTAAGACGGCTAACCCAGGTTCCACCTCAGGTGTCCCTAACGAGTCCTGGCGAGACCTCTCAGCCACAGATAAGATTGCGGCAGGACTTAGAGACCAAGAAGGAACCTAATATTCCTTAGGAGGAAACAGATAAGATTCCCACACTTAGTGAATATGCTAAATTAGCTAATGATAAGGTAATCGCTGGTGTCTTCGAGAACGTTATCACCCATGACGAGTTGATGCCCTGGCTCCAGTTTGAGAGCCACAACGGGAACTCTCTCGTCTACAACAGAGAGAACGCTCTTCCAACTGCTGCCACCCACGCAGTAGGTGACACTTGGAATGACACCGAGCCTACCTTCACCAAGAAAACCACAACCCTGACCATTGTTGGGGTACAGTCCCCCCTTGACCGTTATGCCATGCAGACTCGGAGCAACGTCCAAGACCAAAAGGCCGTGCTCTTTAGCCTGATGTCCAAAGGCCTGTCTCGTAAGCTCTCCCAGCTTTTCATTGTTGGGGAGCCTGAAGCTACCTCTACAGAGTATGAGGGGCTTGATTCCCTAGCCCGTTCAGAGACCCGTATGATGGCTATGGATGATGGTAATGTAGACGGCCCTGGGGCTGCTGAGACAGAGCTTACCGTTGACCGACTAGACGCTATGATAGACCAGGTAGAGAGTGGTCTTCCTGATGCCCTCATCATGAACAAGACGATGAGACGGAAGGTGACCTCCCTCTCCCGTGCTTCTGGCTCTGGTGTTGTCATGGATAACATTGAGTTATTCGGTCACCAGGTACGTCGGTACAATGGCATCCCGATTGTTATCACAGACTGGATCAGTAACTCCGAGCAGTACAACGATACAAGCACCTGGCCTTCCAGCACGGCAACCTCTATCTTTGCTGTGAAATTCGGGAGGGAGAAGCAGGGACTTACTGTCATCCACAACGGTGATATGTTAGGCCCTGACATTCAGGACATTGGTATCAAAGAGAACAAGAACGAGAACCTCTATCGGATGGTAGTGTATCTCCAAGTAGTCGCCTACTCCGCTAAGATGTTTGCGGCTCTAGGTGGCATAGATTCAGCAGCCTAAAACTCTAGGGAAAACTTACCTTAGAAGTTCACTAAGGAGAAAATAACATGGCTGATCCTTACGTCAGGCAGGCTAGGAACGTCTTTACCGCTACGATAGGCTCCACTGATGTAGTAGCAGGGGATATGCTCTACTTCGATGGTACGGACTGGGAGCTTGCCGATGCTGACGACAACACCAAGTTTGCAGAGGCTATTGCTACCAACACCTTTAAGACCACGGAGACTGGTACCCTCTGCACCTCCTGTGTCATTGTGGACATTGATGCCCCCTATACCCAGGGGACTAGTTTCTACCTCTCCACTACCGCAGGAGAGATCACAACAACTCGCCCTACT